TGAAATCAAACGCTGGCACACCTGTTTGGTCAAATGTTCTTGATGGTGGTAGTTACTAAGAGATTTATCATCCAAATTAAACGAGAGTTAAACGAGAGGATGGTAAATGTCAACTCAAGTACAATTCAAACGCGGTACAACAAATCAAAACAACGCCTTTACCGGCGCGGCTGGTGAGATTACGGTTGACTTAACGAAACTGGCAGTTCGGGTCCACGATGGGGTTACTCAAGGTGGATTCGAACTTGCTCGCGCAAACATGTCCAACGTACCAACATTAGATGCTGGTGTGGTAACATTTACTTAACTAAATAGGAATGCGATTATACTATGGATAATACTGACTTAATTAATGAGTACATTAAATTGTTAATGGCACAAGTAAATTCTTTAACTACCGAAAATCTGTCACTAAAAGCAAAATTTAATGTGATGGAAAGGGAAAATCAGAAGTTACAATTGTCAGCGGCACAAGAGGCACCTAAATTGGTAGAACTGAGCCAACAATTTAATGCGCCGCCGGCCAATATTCCGCCGGCGCATTTTGTTGAAGTTGGTGCAAAAGTTGAGGAAGTTAAAAAGATTGATAAAAAGTTGCCTTCAGCGGATAAAGATTTGTCATCCTTGAAATCTAGACTAAAGGCAAATGAAGTACAACTCGCAACATACACTGACGCAGAAACCAATTAAAAGAGAAATTAAATGGCAGCAGTAATTAAATTAAAAAGATCAGAAACATCTAGTTCGATTCCAACCACAGCACATCTTGAGGTTGGTGAAATTGCAATAAATACTTCCGATAAGTCAATTTATGTACGCGATTCATCGGACAATATTGTTCAGGTTGCCAATTATGCTGTTGCTGATGCAACACTAGTATTTCCAACCGGTGATTACGGTGATTTGACAGCACCAACTGTAGATGCTTTTGGCATCGGTCTCACGGTTTCTTTTGACGCAAGCGTAACGCCAACCGGGGCGTTGAGCATTACCGATCTAGGCGCCCTCACATAAATTTTAGGAGATAAACGATGCCAACACAAGTACAATTAAGGAGGGGAACAACTGTTCAGCACGCCACATTTACGGGTGCTGTAGGTGAAGTAACCGTAGATACTACCAAAAAGACTGTAGTAGTGCATGATGGTTCAACTCAAGGTGGACTTGAAGTTGCTAAGGCAGATTTGACCAATACAAGCGCATTAACTGCGGCCAGCACCTCAACTCTTAGCAATAAGACAATTAGTGGTGGTTCAAATACTCTAACAAACATTGGCAATGCTTCTTTAACCAATAGTTCTATTACAATTAATGGTACGTCCGTCTCTCTAGGCGGCACACGTACTGTTACCGCCGACAACGTTGCTGAAGCTGTTTCGCCAACAAATAAATATTTTACAGATACTCGCGCTAGGGCTGCTGTTTCTGCAACAGATGCGGGCGGCGATGGTTCATTTTCTTATAATGATGGCTCCGGCGTATTTACATATACTGGTCCCTCTGCTGCGGAAGTACGCGCTCACTTAAGTGCTGGCACCGGTGTTTCTTATTCTAGCGGTGCGTTTTCAATTGGACAAGCCGTAGGCACTGGCTCAAACGTCACGTTTAACGATATGACGGTAAGTGGCAATTTAACCGTAAGCGGTTCAACCACAACAGTTAATACTGAGACAATCAATCTTGCTGACAATCTAATTCTTTTAAATAGCAACCTTACTTCAGGTTCTCCAACAGAAAATGCTGGTTTAGAAATTTCTCGCGGCGGTTCTGCTAATACTGTTTTTAGATGGAACGAAACCAGCGATATTTGGGAATATACTATTGACGGTTCAACCTACTACGAAGTTGTTGGTGTAACGGCAACTCAGACTCTAACTAACAAAACACTTACCAGCCCAACACTAACAACACCCGCTCTTGGTACTCCTGCATCTGGTACTTTAACTAACGTAACTGGTCTTCCAATTTCTACGGGTGTTTCTGGTCTTGGTACTGGTGTAGCAACGTTCTTGGCAACACCTTCTAGTGCTAACCTTGCATCCGCTCTTACTGACGAAAGTGGTAGTAGTACGGTTGCGTTTACCACAAGCCCAACGTTTGTAACACCAACTATTGGTGCTGCGACTGCCACATCTGTTAATAAAGTTACTGTTACTGCACCAGCAACTGGATCTACTCTAACACTGGTAGAAGGTTCTACCCTAGCAACTTCTGGTGCGTTTAGTACAACTCTAACTGCCACTGCTGCAACTAATGTGACATTACCAACTACTGGAACTTTAATAACCCTTGCTGGTACAGAAACGCTTACCAATAAAACATTAACAACACCAGCACTGAATGGTGCAGTTGTAAATAATGACAATGCGGTTTCTGCCGCTGGTTCAACTCAAGCAGGCGCTACTGCTCTAACCGTAGATTATAACGTAGTTACTACAGTTGGCGCATCTGCTGGAGTCAAACTCCCAACTGGTACTGCTGGGCGTAGAATTGTAATTGTCAATAAGGGTGCCAACACTCTCAAAATCTATCCTGTAACTTCTTCATATATAGATGGTGAGTTAATTAATGCTGCTATTTCAGTTGCTTCAAACGGTTCAATTGAATTGATGGCATCATCATCTACACAGTGGTATTCTATCGCCCGTGTTGCAATTTATGACTCTTCTGGAGCTTTGCTTAATTAAGGAAATTAAATGACCATTTCTAGTAGACAGGGGTTAATAGATTACTGCCTACGCAGGTTGGGATTTCCGGTTATCGAAATTAACGTCGATGAAGATCAGGTTTCCGACCGTATTGATGATGCCTTGCAATATTTTCAAGAGTTTCATTTCGACGGCGTAGAGCGAGTTTACTTGAAGCACCAAGTTACTGGTGCTTCTTTGAACCTTGCCTCATATACTGCTGCCAATTTTGAATTAAACGAAGTTATTACAGGCCAATCTTCCGATGCCTTTGCTAGTGTTTACGCAGTACAAGATAGTAACACGTTAACTATTGGTAAAATTACAGGCACATTTACCGCCGGCGAAACAGTTACCGGGGCCAGTTCTGGATATAGTGCATCATTGGCTGCATCAACACACTTTGTAAACGGCGATATTCAAAATGGTTATTTGGCCGTTACTGACGGTATTATAGGAGTAATTAAAGTACTTCCCATTCACGGCGCCAGCACAGGTTCTTCAAACGCAAATAATATGTTTGATTTGGTCTATCAGTTTAGACTAAACGACATGTACAATTTACTTGGCGCCGACATGACGTATTACACCCAAGTAAAACAAAATCTTGCCATGCTTGATATGTTGTTGGTTGGTCAACGTTCAATTCGGTTTAACCGCAAAATGGACAAGTTAATGATTGACGTTAACTGGAATGAAGTATTTACTCCAGGCGAATACATCATTATCGAATGCTATAAAATTTTAGATCCTACTGTTTATACTAAAGTGTATAATGATATGTTTCTAAAACGTTATTCAACCGCATTGATCAAACGTCAATGGGGCGAAAATATGAAAAAGTTTGGAGGCATTCAACTACCAGGCGGCACAACTCTAAACGGTGGTGAAATTTATCAAGAAGCGTTTGATGAGATCAAAGTAATCGAAGAAGAGATGCAATTAAGGTCAGAACTTCCCATCGATTTTATGGTGGGATAAAACATGCCCACAAATTTCTACTTTCAATCTGGAAATACATCAGGCACCACAAACGAACAGAGATTAATGGAAGACTTAGTTATTGAGTCTCTAAAAATCTACGGTCATGATGTCTATTATCTTCCTAGAACAACGTATGACCAGAATGATATTCTTGGTGAAGACCCGTTGGCTTTCTTTGCTCAGTTTTATCCAATTGAAATGTATCTTAATAACGTGCAAGGATACGAAGGCGACGGAGATATTTTTTCCAAATTTGGATTTGAAATTCGCGACCAAGCATCTTTTGTGGTTTCAAAGAGAAGATGGGACGAATCGGTAAACACCTACGCAACTGATCTACAGTTACCAAGGCCCACTGAAGGCGACTTGCTATACTTTCCAAAAACAAAGACTTTTTTTGAAATCAAATACGTGGACTATAAGAACCCGTTTTTTCAACTGGGTAAAATTTATGTCTACACGTTAACATGTCAGACCTTTGAAGTTAGTTCAGAAAGATTTAATACCGGTAATACGGAAATTGATTCTATCATGGACGCAAAGTCACAAGACGTATTTGCCTGGCAGTTACTTAAAGAAGGCACCGGGTTATTATTGCTAGAGACTGGCGATTCTATAACCTTACAGAATTATGATACCAAATTAATTGACCCATTATCCGACAATAATGATTTTGAGTTGCAAGGCGAAGGTATTTTGGATTTTACTACAATAAATCCTTTTGGTGAAATACAGGTTAAAACATAATGTTCTTAAAACAATACTTTTATCATAGTCATGTTAGAAAGGCAATTATTGCTTTTGGTACTATCTTTAATCAAATAGAGATTAAAAGAAAAGATACCGATGGCAATTATTTGCAGTCTTTACGTGTGCCTCTTTCCTATTCGCCAAAGCAAAAGTTTATTGCCAGAATGGAGACACAAGATATTGAAACAAGATCAACCGCAATATCTTTGCCTAGAATAGGTTTTGAAATGACGGGGTTAACTTATGACCCAGCAAGAAGACTTGGTATCGTACAAAAGAATATTAATACAAACTCAACTTATAGTGACAGCGTACAAACGCAATACACAAGCACACCATTTAATATGAACATTGCCATGTATGCGTTTGCTAAAAACCAAGACGATGGTTTACAAATAATCGAACAAATTCTACCGTTTTTTAATCCAGACTTCAACGTTTCAATTAATGATATTCCTGAGATGGGTATTAAACGAGACTTACAAATACTTTTGGATGGTGTTAGTTACGAAGATGACTATGCTGGCGATTTTCTTGCCAGAAGAAGTGTCATATGGAATCTAAATTTTACAATGAAATTGAATTTCTATGGACCAGTATCCAATCAAGGTTATATTAAGACTGCAATTGCCAAAACATATACGTCTCTGGATACTACATCAACCGTTAGCACTAAATATGAAGTGACTTATACACCAGACCCATCGTTACCTACGGATAACTGGGATTATGTGGAGCAGTTTGATGATTACTACAACGCAGAATAACTATCTTTCCCTTGACCAGACATTTAACATAGAAGCAAAAGATGTTGTTCCGTTAGAAAGTCAACTTCCAGTTGTTACTTCAGGTAATGATGTTGAGGATGATTATAACACAGCAAGACAAAAACTAAAAGACCTTTTGGAAAAAGGCGACCAAGCAATTGATGGTATGTTAAACGTTGCTCGCGGTAGCGATAGCCCTCGCGCATACGAAGTTGTTGGCCAGTTAATTAAGGTATCAGCGGATACTGCAAAAGATTTAATGGACGTTCAAGCAAAGACAAAAAAGATTAGAGAAGATGTTGGTAAGAAACAACCAATCGAAACTCAGAACAATTTTGTGTTTGCTGGAAGCACACAAGAGTTATTGAAGGCTCTAAAGGCTGAAAAAATGAGAACTATTGACAATGAGTGATTACGAAGACCACTCTTATCATGGTAATATTAATTTAAAACCAATTGGATATGCACACCAGTTTACAGAAGAGCAACTGGTGGAACTGGCAAAATGTCAGGAAAATGCAATTTATTTTATTGAAAATTACTGCATGATCGTTTCACTTGATCGTGGTCTAATACCGTTTAAGTTATACGAATGTCAGAAGAAAAAAGTTGATTTAATACTTAATAACCGCAAGGTTATTCTAATGGAAGGTAGACAGCAAGGTAAAACAATTACCTCAGCCGCTTGCATTTTATGGTACACGCTTTTTCAAGATAACAAATCAGTTGCCATTATGGCAAACAAGAGTTCTGCTGCCCGTGAAGTTATGTCCAGATATCAAGGCATGTATGAAAATCTTCCTATCTGGATGCAACAGGGTGTTAAGACATGGAACAAAGGTGACGTAGAATTAGAAAACGGATCAAAGTTATTTACTTCCGCCACAACATCTTCAGGTATTCGTGGTAAATCCGTCAACTGGTTGTATATTGACGAAGCGGCCATTATTCAAAACACCGTAGCAGAACAGTTCTTTGCTTCAGTTTATCCTACAATTTCTTCGGGTGAAACAACCAAGATTTTGCTTACTTCTACACCACTGGGGTATAATCATTTTTGGAAGTTTTGGAACGAAGCAGAAAAAGGAATCAATGGATTTGTATCCATGCAGATTCCTTATTGGGAAATTCCAGGTCGTGACGAAAAGTGGGCAGACGACCAATTAAGACTTCTGGGTGAACTTAAATTTAACCAAGAAGTTCTATGCGCATTTTTAGGTTCAAGTAATACGCTTATTAGCAGTCGAGTAATTGGTAACATGAGTTCCATGGATCCAATTTATTCAAATGCTGGTGTAGACATTTACGAAGAACCGGTACCAAACCAAGTATATGCTATGACAGTTGATACCTCAAGAGGTATTGGAGGAGACTACTCAGCGTTTGTTGTTGTAAATGTGACCGAAGCGCCATATAAAATGGTTGCTAAATATAGAAACAACACTATTGCGCCGATGCTGTTTCCCAATATTATAAATAAGATTGCAACAGATTATAATAAAGCACATGTGCTTGTAGAGGTTAATGATATAGGCGGTCAAGTAGTTGACATCTTACACAGTGAAATCGAATACGATAACATTTTAACAACAACTAAAGATACAAATAAGCAGTATATTTCTCCAGGGTTTGGTAAAGCAACTCAACTTGGAGTTAGAACTACTAAGCAAGTTAAGCGTCAAGGGTGTTTTACTTTTAAGTCTTTAATGGAAGAAGGTAAACTACTAATATTTGA